AAAATGTAGCAGCTACTAGCACTGCGGTAAATGTCGGTGCAGATATTCCTGCGTTATTTAGAGATTGTTTTATTTGGGGTGGAAATTACGCATTGGGTAACCAAGGTGTTGACGGGTATTATGAAAACATTGATTTTGCTGGGGCGGGGTTAGGCGGAAATATTATTTCTAATGGTGCGAATTGGTATGTAAGGTGCAAAATAAATCAAACCCAAGTAGCTAGTGCAACAGGTTTTTTTCAGCAAGCTGCCGCTGGTACTGTTAAAGAAAATAGTTTTACACAATGTGATTTTTCTGGAACTTATACAAATAGTATTCAAATAAATGATTTGGTTGCAAATTCTTATATGAATTTTGTACAATGCGTATTTAGTAAGCCATGTGTATTACAAGTAGCAAAATGGGTATCTTTTAATAGTTGTGAATTTGCAGGGGGTAGTAGCCAATTTCAAATTGCTGGAACAGTAGGCGTTGTTAGTATTTCAAATAGCTATGCGTTTTCGGCGACAGCCACCCCAACTGGGGCGGGAACTATGAAAATATCCAACAACTACAATATCGCAAATTCAGTTTCAGCGGACGCAGGTTTTTTAACTTATGATTTATCAACGGCTTCAGGTACAGTAGTAGTAACAGGCGTTGGGTTTACGCCAAAATTAATAAATTTCTTTAGCTCAGCAACGCCAGCGGCCTCTTGGGGCGTTGATGACGGAATAACACCAAGAGTGATGTTTGTGTATGATAACGGCGTTGTTGGCGCTTATGGCTCTTCTACCAATGCAAGTATTACAATATTTACATCTGCGGGTAATCTTGTGCAAGGCCGCGTATCTGTTTTTGGTACTGATGGATTTACCATAACTTTTACAAAAACAGGTTCGCCAACTGGCACGGCGACAATAAACTATTCAGTAGTATAAAACCACCGTCGGAGCTTAAATGCGAAAACAAGTAGAACAGATTGAAGACATGATGCAGGGGGCGCCCCCTGTGGTTTTGCCTATCAAGCACTATTTCGCCAATGGTATGTACGCCCGCGAGATGTTTATGCCTGCGGGTGCTATTGTTACCGGCGCGGTTCATAAAACGACACATTTTTGCATCCTCTCCCAAGGCCACGTCCATGTTATCTCTGAGGATGGTATTATGGATCTTGTAGCGCCGGCTACGATTGTTTCGCAACCAGGTACAAAACGTGCTATCCACGCGCTTGAGGATACGGTCTGGACAAACATCCACGCGACAAACGAGACGGATCTTGATAAGCTGGTCGAAGAACTTACGGAATCAACAGTTGACCAATTGCAGGGTGGTGTTAATAACAAGCAGGAGCTTGCCTACGCCGACCAACTGAAACTGGAGCATTAAAATGGCTTTTATTATCGGGGCAGTGATTGGCGCAGGCGCATCGCTCATCGGCGGTGCGATGGCATCGTCTGCGGCGAGCAAGGCGGCAAAGACGCAGGCTCAGTCAGCGGACAAGGCTACCGAACTTCAACGGCAAATGTACGAGGAAGGTGTTGTTCGCCAACAACCGTTTTACGAAGCCGGCATTAAAGGGCAAAACCGTTTGATGGAGCTTCTTGGGATGGGTGGCGACCCAAACGCTCAAGGTTACGGCTCTGCAATGCGGCCTTTCGGTATGTCTGATTTTCAAGCTGATCCTGGGTATGCGTTCCGCATGAAGGAAGGCTTGAAAAGTCTTGATCAACAAGCAGCGGCCAGAGGCGGTTTGATTTCTGGTAACGCGCTTCGCGCCGCGCAACAGTACGGGCAGAATCTTGGCTCGCAAGAGTACCAGAACGCCTACGACCGTTATCAGACAAACCGCGCAAACGTGCTGAACCCGCTCCAGTCTTTGCTTGGGCAAGCGCAGTCAACGGCCAACACGCTTGGTACATCTGGGCAGAACTACGCATCTAACGCCGGTACTACCATGATGGCAGCAGGCAACGCCCGCGCTTCTGGTTACACTGGGTCTGCGGATGCTTGGAACAGGGCGCTAGGCGGTGCGGCGGGAACAATAGTGTCCGGCCTTAACGCCAACCAAATGTATGGTTCTGGCTATAACCCATACAACAATTATTCTAGCAACGGTTTTGCTATGCCTCCGATAAGAGGTTAAGGAGTTTAACGATGGCTGAGATTTACGTTCCTGGCGCTATCGACATTATGGGTTCTGCCAATCAGATGATGCAGTTCCGCAACTCGCAACAGGCGCAGCAGGCTAACGCTTTGCAGATGCAGTACACGATGGAAGATCGTGCGAGAGAAGCAGAAAATCGCAAGATAGCGGCGGGTAATGCTTCGGCTGAACGCCTGCGTAAACAACAATTTATAGATACAATACAGAGCGGGTATATGCCTGCTAAAACTGCTGTCATGGGGCCAGGCACTGTTCAAGGCAACACACCGGCAAGTTTTGACCCAGAAAAAGTTAAGAATGAACTTCTTAGGCGCGGTGATCTTTCTGGTTTGGTTACATTTTCCAACGCGCAAGAGCAACTCGCCAAACAACAGGAACAGGAAGCTAAAGCCGCTGGTCAAGGTTTGATCAATGAAGAAACACGGGCAAAAACTACGGGGCAACTTTTAACTAATACGGGTACAGACTATAAAAATACAACAGAGTTTATTAAAATGACCAACGCGCAAATTGACGCCGCGCCAAATCTTGACGCGCTTAAGGCGATAGTGATGGCGACACATACGCCGGGTCATCCTATGGCCGCGTTTAATAAGCTAAACAATTTGACGCCTGAAGCCGCAATAGCGGGCATTGATGCTTTGGTGGCGCAAGGTAAAACTTTTGAGCAAATACGCGCACAGATGTCGCAAGGCGCGACTGCTGCGGCTAAGAATTTTGCTGATCTTGCAAAAGTTAACGCTGAAACCGCGCAAGTTGGCAAACCTGCTCCAGTTACCCCAACTAATTTGGCTAAGCTCATAACCGAGGAAGCCGCGTTGCCTGAGGGTAGCGCCGACAAAGCAAGATATGCTCTTGCGATAGCTAAAGAATTAGCTATGTCGGACGTTGCTCAAACGGATCTCGGAAAAGCTGTTTCAGAACGCGCCAAGTTAAAGCAGGGTGATCCTCTCATAGCGCAATACGATGCTTATATAGCTAAATTAGTTAGCGCTACCACAGCGGCTACAATACCCGCTGGCTATCGTCTTAAGCCTAACGGCGATCTTGAATTTATCCCCGGTGGCCCTGCTGACCCTAAAGTTGCGAGTAAATCTACACCCGCGCCATCTGGTTATAGATATAAAGCAGATGGTTCTGGCGATTTGGAAGCAACTCCTGGTGGGCCTGAAGCGGGTAAGTTAACGGTAAAATCTGAAGATGCAGTTGTAGCCGCCGAAGACCTTGTAGGTAAGATCGAAGCCCTTCTCAAACACCCAGGTAAAAGTGAAGCTGTAGGTATTAGTTTTGGTACGAGTATGATCCCCGGAACTGACGCCAAAGGATTTATCTCGCGGCACGATGAGATAAAGGGTTCGGCGTTTTTAGACGCATACAACAGCTTGCGCGGTACAGGTTCAATTACTGAAATAGAAGGTGTAAAGGCAACAGCGGCTAAAAACCGTATGGATCTTAGCACAAGCGAAGAAGAATATGAAACCGCAGCAAAAGAATATATGGGGTATATTAAGCGCGGCATAGAAAGAGAAAAAGCCCGTATGCAAAAATTAGTCGGCGGGGCAGACGCAACGTCTACAACGCAGGCTAAAATTGCGCGCAGTGTGGATATTGAACATACGGCAAAACAGAATAGTATGTCGGTAGAAGACACTAAAGCACGCTTGCGGTCTATGGGCTATAAGATAGAGGGTGAATAATGCCTATTGATCTTTTTGCGGATACGCCAGTTGATCTTTTTGCTATCCCTGCCGCGCGTGGAACTGCGCTTGGTGAAGAGCCAGCCGGTGACATGGAGCGCCGTGGGTTTGTAAACAGACCTTCCTTAACATTAGCCCCGCAAGTAAGGGCGCGTGTGTCGCCGCAGGCGCTTGCGCCTCGCACAGATGTAGGTGGTATGGCAGGTGTGGGCGAAGGGGCATTGGCGTTTGGACGCGGTGTGCTAAAAGGTTTTGGCGGCCTTGGCGACATTGGCGGTTCGGCTATTGGGTTACCAACAAGCGAAGACGTGTCCCAAGCATTTGGGTTAAAGGAAACACCACCTCAATACGCAATGGATGAACTTTTTGGCAGTATGATAGGGCCGGGCTTAGTTACTAAACCTCTTGGTGCGGCAGGCCGTGCTATCGGCGGAGCCGCCGAAGGCGTATCAAACTGGCTCAACCCCAAGAACATGGCGCTTCTGCAAGCAGCAGAAGGTAAAGGCCCAGAAATACTTAACGCGCTTCGCGCCCCTACTACATTAGTGCCGGGCAGCGCGCCTACCGCCGCGCAGGCCGCGTCGCCGGTTGGAAGCACTTTGTACTCGGCGCTTGAGAAACAAGTTTCTAAAGAAATGCCCACCGCGTATGTGGCCCGTGAAGACGCGCAAGCTGCGGCTCGGTTGGCTGCGTTGCGTACCGTCGCGCAAAATAAAGAAGCATTGGATGCGGCTAAAGGTACAAGACAAGTTACTGCTGGCGAACTTTACGGCGCGGCTGAAACTAACATTATTCCGTCAGATGAAATTTTTCGCGACCTGATGTCTAGGCCGTCTGGAAAAGAAGTAATGGCGCGGGCTAAAAAATTAGCCGCAGAGAAGAAACAACCGTTTAAGTTCGGCGAAGATACGCCGGAACAAATTGTTCAAACTAAAATTTTAGGTGCTGACGGAAATCCTATTACGCAGACCATACCCGCCAAAGTAGCGCAGTATCCTGTTAGCAGTTTGCATCACATTAAAACCGCAATGGATGACTTAATTAAGAATCCAGAACGGTTTGGTATTGGCGCGGCTGAAGCGGGGGCGATGAAAAGCACCCGCGATAGTTATCTTAAATGGCTTGAAAACGCTGCGCCTGAGTACAGGGTTGCTCGCGAAACATTTGCCAAACAAAGCGCGCCCATTAATGTAATGGAAATTGGGCAGTATCTAGAAGGCAAGTTAGTACCGGCGCTTGGCGAAGACGCGGCGCAACGCGCGGCTGTGTATTCGGCGGCGTTGCGTGACGCATCAGGAACTATCCAGAAAGCTACAACCGGGATGCCACGGTTTGATTCGTTGACGAAAGTTCTTTCTGCTGACGATGTTAAGACCTTGGAAAGCATCCGTGCAGACCTTGCGCGCGAGGCTCGTACAGGCAAGTTGGCCCGCGAAGGCGCACGGGCCGAAAGCATTGTGCCGTCAACTGAAGCGCCTACATTGCCTAATCTGATGGATCGTACGGCTGCAATTGCAAACACGGTTCTGCGTAAACTTCAAGGTAAGATTGACAAAAAGATTGCCATTGAAATTGCTATGGAAATGCTTGACCCTAACATGGCCGCAGCAGCTTTAGAAAAAGCATTGGCATATGAAGCCCGCAATAAAAGTATCGCGCAGGCGTTTAAGGCCGGCGGCGCAAGCGCAGCGCGTGTAGCCCGTGCAAGTGCATTTCCTGCGGTTATTAACGCTCTCGCCCCCACCAACCAGAACGCATTGGCGGCCCAGTAATGGACACCCAGACACTCATCAATCTTGGCGGCGCTATCATCCTTGCAGGCATGGGATGGTTAGCGCGTGAGCTTTGGGGTGCGGTGAAGGAGCTGCGGAAAGACCTGCACATCATTGAGGTCGCGCTACCGTCAAATTACATCCGCAAAGATGAGTTTCAAGAAGGCGTCAAAGAGTTGAAAGACATTTGCCGCCAAATATTTGAACGGCTTGAAAACAAAGCGGATAAGTAAATGGATGGCTCTCGGTCTTGCGCTCTTCGTTTATCTCACGGCACACAAATGAAATATATGTTGGCGGTTGCATTTTTGGTTTTGTCGGGGTGCGAGGATCGGTATAGATACCCATGCCAAGATCCTAAAAATTGGGACGCGCCAGAGTGCAACCCGCCCATCTGCACCGCTTCTGGGACATGCTCCGCAGACACTCTTAAACAAAACCCATGCGGAGCCGTAGCACGATGAGGATCAAGGAAGACGAACTCCACGCCTTGCTTCAGTTCATTATTGGCATCAGCTTATGCCTGACGCTTACAGGGACGGTGTTTGCAGTGCTATACAGTCTGATTTTTGTTGTGCAACCAATTGACGGACAAGCTCCAAACGACCAAGAATTTTTTAAGCTGATTGCGCCGATTGCGACGTTTCTGACCGGCACGCTGTCGGGGATCATGTTAGGTTCTAAATCTACTGGAGGTAAGGACGATGGATCTTCTTAAAAATTTTAGCGGGTTACTTGGCTCAGTCGCGCCTAGCATCGCTACGGCCCTTGGCGGCCCACTAGCGGGCATGGCAACTAAGGCACTATCTCAGGCACTGCTTGGCAACGAGAACGGCTCTGAGGATGATCTGAAGGCCGCTATGAGCAATGCCAGTCCTGAACAGTTATCAGTTCTGAAAAAGATCGATGCTGATTTCAAAGTTCAGATGAAGTCATTAGACATTGATCTGGAGGCTCTTGCGGTCGATGATCGAAAATCAGCTAGATCGATGCAGACGGAAACGAAAGACATCCTCCCACGATTACTGGCAATCAGCGTAACACTCGGTTATTTTGGTATCATTGCATATGTGCTGATTAGTGGGCTTCCAATGAACGGTTCGGAAGTCCTGCTTATGCTGCTCGGCACATTATCTGCCGGGTGGACAGGTGTTATGGCGTTTTACTTTGGCTCGTCGTCTGGCTCACAGAAGAAAGACGCCATGATCCACAACTCAAAACCTTTGGAATAAGCCATGAAAGACAATTTTGAAGAGTGCCTCGCCCATGTCTTGAAACATGAAGGGGGATATGTCGATCATCCCAAGGATCCAGGGGGAGCAACAAATTTAGGAGCCACCAAGAAAGTCTGGGAAGAATGGGTCGGCCATGAGGTAACCAAAGATGACATCAGATCCCTCACAGTTGCCGACGTCGCGCCGCTCTACAAGAAAAAGTACTGGGACAAGTGCCGCTGCGATGACCTCCCGCATGGGGTAGATTTTGCTGTTTTTGATTTGGCTATTAATTCTGGCCCTACTCGCGCCTCCAAGTTTCTTCAGGGCGCTTGTGGTGTGGCTGCTGATGGCGCTATCGGCCCTGCTACACTTGCCGCTGTAGCGAAGATGAACCCGCGTGAGCTAGCGTCCAAGATCTGCGAGCGCAGACTTGAGTTCCTGCAAGCCCTGCCGACATGGGAAACCTTCGGCAAGGGTTGGGGCAGGCGCGTAGCCGAGACGGAAGAGGTAGCGTTCAAGATGGTCGGTTGAACGTCGGGTTGCTCTGGACGCGGACTTCGGGGTTAGCCCAAGTCCATATCTCACCCGTCTCTTGGACGCACACCCACATCAGGTGATGCTCTTCGCCGTAGTCAATCACGAAGTGCGCCAGTGCTTTACCCTTCGGGGTAATCATTGGCAGTGTAGGAGACAGTTGAAGAATCATTTTTTTTCTCTTCCAGATATTTCCGTTGTTGCTCGAACAATGGCCTGACATACGACAGCGCGTTCTCAAGCTGCTTCTCTAGAAGTGCCACACGCTTCCGCAGTTCAATGATGTGATCCATCGTTACGGGGTCGCAATGCCTCATTTCATCTTCTCCAACAGTTCAACGCGCTCCCGCGTGTTACGCAGGATGCAATACCTCTGGTGCAACCTGACGATAAACGTAGGCCGCTTGTCATTGTCGATCTCATGCTCAATCAACATCCACAGTTCATCCTCGGTGTACGACATCAACTTGCTGTTCAGCACAACCCAATTCTCTATACGCATTTCAGCTCCTCAATCGCTATGTCGGATAGCGCCCGTTTATCGTGAAGCCCCGCCCAGATCCGCTCATCTACTGTTTTGTTCGTCATCAGGATGTAACACCACACATCGTGCTTCTGCCCGCTACGGTGCAACCGCCCGACCGTCTGCTCAAATAGCTCCAACGACCACGGCAACGACAGGAACACGATGCGTGACCCGCCATGCTGTAGGTTTAGGCCATGCCCTGCGGACTTTGGATGGGCAAACAGCAGTTCAACCTTGCCGGAGTTCCACCGCTCAATAGCGTTGTGATCGTCAAGCGTGAGCGCCTTGGGATACCGGCGCTTCAACTCTGCCAGTTCTTCTTGGTATGTGTACGCCACAATTGTCGGCGCGTGTTGGTTCTCCTGCAACAACTCGTCAAGCAAATCAAACTTGTGCGTCGAGAACCAAATCGGCGTCTTGGTTGTCTTGAACTTGCCCGGCGTTGGTGACGCCTCGGTAAAGCTGTTGTACACGAAACCCGACGCCATCTGTTGCAACTTGCCCGTCACGACTGCGGCGTTGACCGCAACGATCTTGGCGTCGTTGTATTCCAGAACAAGATCCTTCTTCATCTTCTCGTAGTCTTTACGATCCATGTCGCACCGCATCTCAACGACGTGGAGCGGCGGCAGCTTGTCACTGTACTCGCCTGGCTCAAGCACGAACGTCGCCGGCTTAATCCGCGCCATGACCTTCTCAAGAGAACCCTTGCGCGGTGCCCACTCGCCGTACTCTTTATTCATCAGGATGAAGTACTCTTGCATGAACGCGCCCTTTGAGCGGCCCAGCAGAGACTGGTCAACGATCTTGCATTGTCCGAACACATCCTCAAGCCCGTTCGACGTGAAGCTGCCCGTCAAGCCCCACCTGACGCGCATGGGGTCGATCACCTTGGCAAGCGCCTTGAACCGTGCGCCTGACGGGTTCTTCAGCCGCGTCAGCTCGTCAAACACAATGGCGTCAAAGTTCAGCTTCTGCGTCGCCAGCCATTGCAGATTGTCGTAGTTCGTAACGACGATGTGCGTGTTAGCCTGCAACGCCTGCAACCTTTGCTTGGGCGTCCCAACCGCTAACGACATTGTGAGGTTAATGGCCCACAGAGGCCGCTCCACAGGCCAGACCTTCTTGACCACGCGCAGAGGCGCGAGGACAAGCACACGGTTGATGTGACCGTGCCGGATCATGTCCTGCAATGCTGTCAACGTAATCGCCGTCTTACCCGCGCCCACAGGCGCAAGGATCATCGCTCTGTCATTAGTGAAGAGGAAGTCGGCGGCTTCGTTTTGATACGGTCGGAGTTCCATTCGTCTACCTGTTGAGTTGTCCACAGACACGCGTAGTTCTGGTTAAGCCGTTGCATCTCGGCGGCGAAGAATTCCTGAAGCGGCGATAGTCTGCCGCCCTTGGTCTTCAACTCGACAAACCATGTCGAGCCGTCTGGCAGACAAGCTATTCTGTCTGACACACCACGCCGCGCCGGGGACACGAACTTGTACGACCGACCGCCCATGCGCTCAACCGTCCAGTTGAAATAGTGTTCTACGTCGCGTTCCATATTCTGTTGTGTAACCCATTAAAAATTGTTTGACAACAGTTTATGTGATGTTAATGTGGATATCTCAAACGGAGAAAATAGAATGAAGCACAGTAATGTTGTCGGCGGCTCTACCGCCAAGCGCGTCATGGCCTGTCCAGGTTCAGTGGCGCTATGCGAGAAGATGCCGCCAAAGCCGTCAAGCACCTACGCGGATGAGGGTACTCTTCTGCATACGTTGATTGCCGAGTATCTGGAACACGGCACAAAGCCCGACAAATTTATCGGGCGTACATATGAGGCGCAAACGCTGACCGAGGATCTTCTGCATGAAAAACTTCTTCCTGCGATTAAGGCGTTGGATGAACTTGACCCAGAAGGAAAGATGGACATCGCCGTCGAGACAAACGTCAGTTTTGATAATGAGGCACTGTCCGGTGTGTTTGGCTCAACAGATTTGTTGGGGCGAATTGGGGACACAGCCTACGTTATCGACTGGAAGTTTGGCGACGGGGTTTTGGTTACGGCAGAAGAAAACCCGCAGCTCATGTTCTACGCCGCAGCCGCTATGCGGACACCCTCGGTCAAATGGGTGTTTGATGGAGCCACAGCAATCGAGTGCATCATAATTCAGCCGACCAGAGGCGTCAGCCGTTGGACGACAACGCCTGAGCGCATCGCGCAGTTTGAGATTGAGCTGACCCGCGCAGTGAAGAAAGCGCAACTGCCCGACGCCGAGTTGAACGTCGGCGACCACTGCCGGTGGTGCGCCGCCAAGCCGACCTGTCCTATGTTTACGGGAGCTGTGGATAGAGCGCTCAAGACCAAGTTCGACGCTCTGGACAATACGCTTATCGGCGCGTATCTTCTTAATGCGGATCTTCTCGAAGACTGGATTAAGGATTTGAGAAATCTGGCAATTAGTACACTTGAACGCGGTAACAGCGTACCTGGGTACAAACTGGTCGCCAAGCGCGGCACAAGACAATGGGTGAATGAGGACGCCGCTAAAGAGGTGCTTTTCAACATCCTCGACGAATCTGAAGTGATTGAGAGTTCTCTTCTCTCGCCGGCCAAAGTAGAGAAACTGCTCAAAAAGCGGGCTATCGAAATGCCGGAAGGATTAGTTGTCTCAATCTCGTCAGGTAATACACTGGCAAGCGAGGATGACCCTCGGCCCAGTGCGCTTCTCATCGGTCAGCAACTTAATGCTGCCCTTAGTAAAATAGGGATATAATGATGTCTAATGCAGTTGGATTTGCTAATGTTAACCTTCCCTCAATCCAGAGCCTCAGCACGGCGCTTCGCGCACTGGATACGGGTGTGTCAAGCGGTTCTGTCATTCTGAAAATGGACAAGACAGGACATTGGGTCTTCGGTGCAGATCAGACCGAAGTTGAAAGTGGTTCTAATTGGGCCGTCAATCCGTTCTCTTTTATTCACGGGTTTATTGCGTGGGGTGAAGGCGACGTATTGGGCGAGAAGATGGTTCCGGTAACGCAACCTTTGCCTGAGATGGACGATGCGCCGCCGACCGCAAAGCGCGGTTGGGAGACGCAAGTTGGTATGTCTCTGAAGTGCTTGGATGGCGAAGACAAGGACATGGAAGTGCGCTTTGCTACCACGTCAGTCGGCGGCAAACGTGCGGTTCAGGAGATGGCGGCGGCTATTGCCGCGCAAGTTGACGCGGATGTCAGCAAGCCTGTGCCGGTGATCACCTTGCAGAAGGAACACTATCAGCACAAGTCCTACGGTCGCATCTTTACGCCTGTGTTCAAGGTCGTAAAGTGGGTCGGTATGGATGGTGCGTCTGAACCAGTTGTTGCGGCTGAAGAGCCTGAGTTGGATCTTGAGCCTACTGGTCGCCGTCGCCGCCCGGCGGCAGCTTAATGCAACGGGGCGGTCGCAAGGCCGCCCCTCTTTTCTGGGTGGAACTATGCTCTGGCTTGATTTTGAAACGCGGAGCCGTTGTGATTTGAAATCACGCGGCGTGTATAACTATGCGATGGACGAAAGCACCGAGGTGCTGTGTATGTCTTACGCTTTTGATGATGAGGAAGTCCGTACATGGACGCCTGATAAACTTTTCCCGATTAAGGTGCGCGGATATAAGGGACAAATTCGCGCACATAACGCTGCTTTCGAGCGTCTTGTCTTTTGGTATCCGTTGCAGATCAACATACCGCTTGAGCAGTTCTACTGCACGGCGACGCAAGCCCGCGCCAACTGCGCTCCAGGTTCGCTCGAAGATGTTGGGCGGTTCTCCGGCGCGAGTATGCGAAAGGATCACCGAGGCAACCAACTAATCCGCGCCCTGTCGATCCCCCGCGCAGACGGTACGTTCAACGAAGATCCTACGTTGATGGCCGAGATGATCTCGTATTGCGAGCAGGACGTGCGCGCTATGCGGGCGTTCAGCAAGGCGATGCGGGATCTGTCGGATGAAGAGTTGCTTGATTATCACGTCAACGAGCGCATCAACGACCGAGGCGTTCTTGTAGATAAGCCATTGGCCGAGGCGGCTATGCGCTACGCCAGTGCTGAACTGGAAGATATTCAGCAACTTGTCACCGAGATCACCAAGGGCGCTATCACGTCTGTCCGCAGCCCTCGTATGCGTGAATGGGTCATGGACAGGGTGGGCTCCGAGGCGTTGAAGCTGATGATCGTCTACAAGGATGGTGAGCCTAAGTACTCCATCGACAAGACCGTTCGTGCCAACCTCTTGGCGATGGACAACCCCGACGAAGTGCCGGTGGATGTTGCCGACGTTGTACAGTGCGCCGACGATCTGTGGGCCTCGTCAGTGGCGAAGTTCAGCCGCTTGGCAGAGTTGGCCGACGAGGAAGACAACCGCGTCAGGGGCGCGTTTGTGTTCGCCGGCGGGTCGGCTACAGGCCGTGCGTCGTCCTACGGCGCTCAGGTGCATAACTTTACGCGCAAGTGCGCCAAGGAACCTGAAGACGTGCGCCAAGCGATGGTGCGCGGTCACGCTATCGTGCCGCAGTACGGCAAGCGCGTGACAGACGTTCTGAAGGGTATGCTACGCCCTGCGCTGATACCGGCGGCGGGCAAGTCCTTTGTCGTCGCCGACTGGGCGTCAATTGAGGCGCGGGCCACGCCGTGGGCGTCGAACAGCCCTGCGGGCGACGCCAAGCTGAAACTGTTTGTCAGTGGCGAGGATGTGTACAAGGTGAACGCCTCGGCGACGTTCGGCGTTCCCGTTGCCGACATCACGTCTGAACAACGGCAGATAGGCAAGGTGCAGGAGTTGGCGTGCGGTTTTGCCGGTGGTATCGGCGCGTTCGCGGCGATGGGCCGAGCGTACGGCGTGCGTCTACCCGACAGCGAAGCGCAGCGCATGGTGAACGGCTGGCGTAGGGCGAACCCGTGGGCTGCGCCGTATTGGCAGGGGCTTGAGAACGCCTACACGACCGCGATGCGGAACAAGAACACAGATATAGAGATAGGCTGCATCGTCTACCATTACGACGGTCGGCATCTTTGGTATATGCTGCCAAGCGGGCGGGTGCTGTGCTACCCATACGCCAAGTTTGACGAGGACGGCATCAGCTATGCCAAGTCGGCGTGGAAGCCCGCGCAGGACGCAAAGCACTGGCCGCGTGCGCGGTTGTGGAAAGGTCTAGCGTGCGAAAATATTACTCAGGCAATCGCAAACGATCTGCTAAGGTACGCGCTCAGACAACTTGACGATGTGGTCTTGCACGTCCACGATGAGATAGTAATTGAATCAGACAGGCCGGAAGATGTTGCTTCAGAACTGAAGCGCGTGATGACGACCTGTCCGAATTGGGCAGGGGGTCTGCCACTAGGTGCGGAAGTAAAAATTATGGGGAGGTACGGCAAGTGAATTTGCTAGTAAGTTTTTCTGGCGGTGAAACGTCGGCCTACATGACCAAGTGGATCATGGGAAATTGGCGCGAGCGTTACTCTAAAATTTTAATTGTGTTTGCAAACACAGGCCAAGAAAATGAACAGACGCTTGAGTTTGTAAAGAAGTGTGATGATCATTTTAATTTTGGTACTGTTTGGGTAGAGGCGGTACAATTTCATGGTGAGCGCCGCGCTCCTAGTTTTAAGATTGTAAGTTTTGAAACTGCGGCGCGGGACGGCGCACCGTTTGAAGACGCGATAACAAAGTACGGTATACCTAACCAAAAATTCAAAGACTGCACCCGCAACTTGAAACAAAAACCAATTGAGGCTTACGCTAAATTAAGAGGGTGGGCGAACGGCAGTTATGATCTTGCCATTGGTATACGGGCAGATGAAGTTGATCGAATGTCAGTAAACGCGCACAAACGTCAAATTGTGTATCCGCTTATAAAAGATAACCCAATGACAAAGCCCAAGATCAATTCTTGGTGGGCTACGCAGCCGTTTCGGTTGGAACTAAAAGGGTATCAAGGCAACTGCAAATGGTGTTGGAAAAAATCATTCCGTAAACATTTTACCCTTATTGGCGAAAACCCTGAGTACTATGATTTTCCGCGCCGCATGGAAGAGCAGTATGCTTTTATTGGCCCTGAGTTTTTGAAAGACACAAGTGCGCGTCCTCTTGACCCAAATTATCGCCGCACGTTTTTTCGCGGGAATAAAAGCGTTGATGATTTATTTGCAGAATACGAAGCAAAGAAACATTTGTTTACGCCCGCTGATGATGAGGCTGCGGTGTTTGACCCTGATTTTGATATCGGATCTGGGTGCGAAGAAAGTTGTGAAGTTTTTTCTGATGAAGACAATGTAGGGGTCTAACATGAATTTTCTAGAGCATTTGATGACGGCTGCGCCGGATGGCGAAACGATCTTGATCGTCAAACAAAAACCAACATCGCAGAAGCACAAAGACGGGTCGGTCAAATATTTCTGGCCCGCTTATCTGCCGGATAAGTACAGAGGAGAGGGTGCATGGTACGCCAACACGGCGTCGTTTGTCGTTGATAGGTTCACCGACGGCAAGGTTCACGCAGGCGCGGCCTACTGCGACTATGTAGCGTTCATGGTGCTTGACGACATCGGCACGAAGAGCAAGACGCCGCCGCTTGAGCCGACATGGAAGATGGAGACATCGCCGGGCAACTACCAGTGGGGCTACAAGTTTAAGTTGGACGAGCAGCCGACCAAGGGCGAGTTCTCGGCGGCTATCGTCGCCATCGCAGAGGCGGGCTACACGGATCCCGGCGCTATCAATCCGGTGCGTAACTTCCGTCTGCCGGGGTCGATCAATCTGAAGGACGGTCGGGATAACTTTGCGTCGGATCTTGCAGAGCATACGCCTGAGCGGATGTTCACCCTCAAGGAAATCTGCGACGCGCTTGGCGTGACGCCGCACGACCCTGACACAAGCACCCGCCGCAAGATGACGCTTGATGATAACGGTCAGGACGACGTGTTGAAGTGGATGTATGACCGAGGCGAGGTAATTGAGAACGGCAACGCAGAGGGATGGTTCGGCGTCGTCTGCCCTAACGCGGCAGAGCATAGCGACGGCAATGCGATGGGCCGCTACCATCCGCTGAACCGCGCCTACACCTGTTTCCACGGTCATTGCGGCGACTGGACTTCGCGCCGCTTCCTGTGCTGGGTGGCAGAAGAGGGCGGGCCTAAGCATGAGCATGGTCTGCGTGACGAACTCATTGCCAAGGCGATGAACGAGGCGCTGTCCAAGCTATCGCCGACTGCGGCATTTCCTGACGCGGCTGCCGAGATCATCGCGGAGATTGAACGCAAGGAGTTGGGCAGAGTTGCGAAAGCGGACTGGTATAGCCGATTCGCCTACATCCAAGAAGACGAGGCGTTCTTTGATCTGCAAGACCGGCGCGAGATATCAAGGTCTAC